GAACCATTAGCTACTTCTGTGCTTCCTGTACTTGCTATAGAGAATACCTCATATTTGTTTCTGACTCCCATTTCAGAAAAAGAAGTTCCTGTGCCAAACCTATCAATTCCTGTTGACCCATCTGCGTCTGTCACTTGTGTCTGATATCTAAACCTACCTTGGTTCTCTATTGCTATGGAGGTTATAGTACCATTGTTACCTACAGTTAATACTTTAAAAGTAGGTTGCGTTAGAAGGGTCAAATTTTTGGTAGGAGTGGTCTCAACATCATCATCATTGGTATAAGTTATGGTCTTTGATGTTGGAAGAGGTATATCAACGATATCTCCAACGGCAAACCCAGTGCCTCCATCAGTTAAACTAAAATCTCTCATCTTAAAATAAGAGCCATCGTGTGCACTTCTGAAGGTTATACTAGCAGAGTTTCCTGAGGATGTTGTGGCTACTACATCAAATCCATATTTCTTCTGGTAGTCTCCTTGCTTTATAAATACTATTGCTTCTTTGGCTAACGAAGGAGAGGTAGCTGAACCTAATCCAACTTCTGTATCTGTATTTAAAATAATCGTACTATCAGCAATCGTAAGAGCTTTCAGAGAAGAACGTGCCGTAGAGGTATCTAAGTATGTCCCACCAACTGCATAAGAAGCGGCACTATTAATTTGTACCGAACTTCCAGTTGAAATGTTATATGCTTTTAAATTTGTACCATCTTGAATAATTACATATCTTTCATTCTGGTCTCTATTGATAAAGTGTACAAAGCTATTCGCATCTATAGCAGAAGATACTAGCTTTGCTATGTGCTTAGTATTAGGTCTTTTACTTAATCCATCTACAACAGAACTGATAGCGTTAGTTTGCTCTTCACACTGACCTTCAAAACGAACTGAGTCAGGTTGCTGAGATACACCACCAATTAGGTTGGGGAGAGAAGTATTAAGTAATGCCATTAAGATAAATCGTAGTTACGATTGATACCAACTCTAACTGCTGCGTCATAGTTGTCAAAGATAGTCCTATCAGAAGTACGTCCATCGGCTTCTTGTAGGTTAGAACGAGCAACGTATTCATCACGAGCAATCAACGCTTCTAGTTCCTTAGAGCCAATAATACGCCCTTGGAATATCCTAGATGCTTTGAGAGTGATGTATCTACGAGCTACTTCTGGTAAGCTGTCCCAAGCAAGTAAACGAATTTGGTTTACTGTCAGGTCGCTTGTGAAAGTCGTTGTATTATTCTTGCGGTCAAACAGAGTTGCTCCACGCTGAACAATATCTAAGGATGTATCTACTGTGTCAAACTGAATGATGTCATCAGTCAAAGTTATAGAACCACCTACAGGAGAATACTTTACATTCTCTTCAGTATTAAAGTGCCACCCTTCGGTCTGTACTTCTTTGCTTATTTCATTGAGAACAGACTTAGCGGTAGAAGCCGAAACAGGTAAGTTAGTGGTGCTTATGCTGTTCACTGGGGCTTCGCCTATGTGACCTAGCATAGAGTTTACTGCTTCAAGTTCGGTTGTTAATGTTGCCATGTTTTTAAGATTTAGTTTTTACTTTCGCTTTGGGAGTGTTACTTACAAATTGTTTACCCTTTGAGCCGGCTCTCTTTTTCTTTCGTGCCGTTGACGCTCTTTCAGACTTACTAAGGCTTAGAGCCTTGCGTCTTGGTAAACATCTATCAGGGTTCTTTTTATTCTTAGATGTACCACAAGCACCTTTTATGTTTCCGTCTGTACCAATGCGTACCCATTGTTGTCTTCTCCACTTAGCTAACTCACCCATTACTTTTTCTTTTTAACTTTGAGCTTCTTACGCTTTCCATAGTTAGGGTCTTTGCAGTATTTTGATGCTGCCATATTAGCATACGCTGATGGGTACTTATCGAAGGTACGCTTTGCCCAAGCTATACCTTTAGGACATATCTTAGCCATATTATTTTCCGACTTTCTTTATTGCGAGGTTATGTGCTTGTGTGAAGGATTTGCCTTTACGCATCTGCTCCTTCATAAAATCCATATGCTTTTTAGAATGGTGCTTCTTATGCTTACCAAGCGTAAGTTTTTGTCGTTTAGTTAGAGTAGCCATTAGTAGCCGTAAGTAGACTTTTTCTTAGTCTTCTTATTCTTTTTGATTTTTAATTTAGGTCTGTTCATGATTAACATTTCCATCTTCTAAGTGCTAATGCTTTACGAGTAGGTCTACCTTTAGAGTCTTTCATAGCTCCTTTGACACCCTTCATCCTCGCACAGAAGCTACGCTTTCTAGCTCCTCCTTGTGGTTGTGGTGCTTTTAGATTAGAACCTGTCTTTTTGTTGTAGTAGTCTCGTCCTTTCTTGGTGAGTCCACCTTTCTTTGACTTATGCTCTTTTCGTAAAGATACGCCTTTTCGTTTCATAAATAAAAAGCCCTCCAAGGAATAAACCAAGGAGGGCTAGATTATAGGAGTTTATGCAGGAAGAATCTTCACTGAACACTCAGGGCGAAGGACACCATGTCCCATTGCATACTTAGCAACGAACAGTGTACCTTGACGCTCTATTTGGTACTCGGACTCTGTAGCGAGGTCGAGGAGCTTAACAGTTCCAATAGCTTCTTTAGTACCAACAAGGATACCATGCTCACCACTGTTGTTGAGAGCAGAGAAGTCACCATTGTAACCTACGCCACTTCCACCGAATACATCATTGTTTGCAGAACCATCGTCATTGTCAGCATTGGTTTGGTCGTTAGAACCACCAGTACCGCTACCAGAGATGTTTCCTTCAGCAATGATTTCAAGGAAGTTGTTGCTCTTAACAAGGCTTATGCCTGCAACTTCAGCAACAACACCACGAGCAGCATCAGCACCGCCACCGGAGGTGTCTTTGTTGATAGCTACGTTGTCGGATGTCAATAGCTTGTAGTATTGAGCAGGAGTAAGGATAGCATAACGTCCGTCGCTTGGAGCGTCTACTTCATCTAGCTTAGTTGCAGCAGCATAGAGGGCATCTATGATACCTGCAGCAGTGTTAGTAGTTGCACCAGAGATGGAGTTACCACCTGCTTGAGGAGCAGAAGCACCTGAACCGGCAGCAGCGAAGAGAGTCTTCATTGTTGCGATGTCGAAGCGTTTTGCTAGAGCTTTTCCAAGCTCACTTGCGTAGATAGAACGCACGTCATAGTGGCTCTTTAATTCATCAATGTTAGCAATGAATGTGGATGATACAAGAACATCATCGATAGTGATGACACGCTCGTTCATTCCAATGCTGCTTAACATTGAGTTACCTGAGTCAGCGATGTTGACTCCGGGAGTATGATACTTTGCAGTTGCTATGCCACTGACTGGGAACTGAGCAGACTTACCAGATGAGATTGTCCTCATCATGTGTAGGTCTTTCATGACATTGTTTGCTTCAAAAGCAGTCAAGATTTCTCCTGAGAAGACTTTGAGAAACAACGCATCATTATCAGAACCGCCAGAGATAAGACCACTGCGACTTGGGGATGTATTACCATTTGCCATAGTTTTTGTCTTTCTGTTTTAGGGTTTGATTTTAGTTTATTGTTTTTGTCTTCGATTATCTGCTTACCAAATGTTATCCTCCTCAGAGGGCATTGTGCTTATTAATCTTCAACGAAAGTTATAGGAAGGTCATAGCTCTTTTAGCGTATGCTTCCAGACGTTGTTGCTTATAATCTTTGCGTGGGGTTTCTACTCGTTTCCAAGCACCACCACCACCATTCCATATAAACAACCAATGCTTAACAGTAACTTCTATTCCTTGCCTTTGAATGTGCTTAGAATAGTGTTGTAATACTGCGTAAGCAATCTCTTTAGAAATTGTAGGGTCGAAACAATCTTCGTGCGTAAGACTTTCACCTGTGATGCGGTTGTAGTCTTTAACCATGATAGAAGTGATTTGATAGTAGCCAAAGGCTTTACCATTATCCCCAGTAACCTGTGGGCTACTATGCGGATACACTTCCCACAAAGGGATTTTTGACACGAAGTCGGAGAGATACAGAGTTTCATTTGCTTTTAATGGGTGGACTAGGAACACAGCTAACGCTAGTATTAGTATAGATTTCATTCATATTATTTGATTGTCGATGAACCGAAGTAGAAGCCAACAATAGCTAACACTGTTTGTCTTATCTCCGGAAGGATGACGTATCCTGATAGGGTTTCATAGGATGTACTACTAAACAGTCCGAAGAGATACTTGCTGTCTTTACCAACAGTAATCCCTTCTGGACTGTGAGCTAATATAAATGGAGCTACTACAACTCCAAACAGAACTGTAACTACGATAAAACGTCTTACCCACTCACCGCCACGCTTTGATGCTTGGTTGTGACTTTCATCCGAAGCCTTCTGCTTTTTTAGAACGGCTTGCAGGTTTGCTTGTTGGTTTGCAGCAAGTGTACCAATGAGTTTGAAAACAAACCCAGACGCACTACCGCCTATCATAGCTATTAGTTCTGGTGTCATATTTATATTGCTGTTGTAACTGCTAGTCGCTGTTCGACTATCTTTCTATATCCTGAGTCTTCGGCATACTTAGGGTCTCGCATTGCTCTTGTCACCTCGGCAGCAGAAGCAAAAGGTTTGACACCTGCGTCACTAGCAGAAGTGCCACCTTTCTCTAGCGATGGCTCACCACCACCTAGAGATTTGTATTGAGCGTACAAGCCTTTAACTGCAACAGTTGCTTGGCTAGTAGTGCCACTCTCTACTATAGTATTGTAAGCATCTAGCTCTTCATCGGCTAGGTTTTCACCTGCCCATTTAGCCATAGCTTCATATTCCTCTACACCACCTATTGTATTATGGATGGATGTAGTTTGAGTATCTACTAATGATTGCTGACCTGCGATGTACGCATCGACCATTTCCCTGGGGAT